ATCCGAAGTGGGAGTGATGACAACACTCACAGACCTTGCCAGAAATTCAGCATCTAGAAATGTAGCAGCTGATATAGGTAGATTATTTGGAGAAGGCATTGCAACTAAGATTGATTCTGATCTTGCAGCTTTATTTTCTGGATTCTCTACTGAAAAAGGTCCCGGAGCAGGTTCAGAGCTAACCGTTCAAGATTTATTTGAATGTGCGGCTGAACTAAAAACTAATAAAGCACCTGGTCCATACTACGGTGTATTCCACCCTAAACAAATTTTCAATGTCAAAAAATCTTTGACAAATACATTTGTTGGTAGAGATACAGAACTATCAAACGAAGCTATGAGAACTGGCTTTGTAGGAACTGTTGCAGGTATTCAATTATTTGAAACTTCAAACATTTCCGTTGACGGTTCAGACGACTCTGTCGGAGGAGTATTCTCACAAGATGCTTTAGGTTTAGCGATGATGCAAGACTTGAAGATTGAAACACAAAGAGATGCGTCACTACGAGCAGATGAAATTGTTGCGACTGCAGTATTTGGCGTTGGTGAACTTCACGATACATATGGAGTGAAACTAACAGCAGATACAGTTGCGGCTTAGTAAAAATAATATTAAGGGGTGGTCAATCCGCCCCTTATTTGATATAAAAAATTATGAGTATAGAAACAGTAAAACTTGTTAATAAAAAAGGCGAAGTTATTGAAAGATATAAACACGATTATGAAAACAATGTTGAAAGATTTAATATGCGTGGTTGGTCTTTACAAAATGATAAAACTGTAAAAACTGAAACAGTTGAAGCTAAAAAAGTTGTTAAAAAAGTTAAAAAAAAGAAAACTAAAAAATAATGTCCTCTACTGTCTTTAGTGTACAAAATACACATTTACAGAAGATACAACCTGATATTTTAGGATTTGGTATTACTACTTTTGTAGATCAAATTCAATTTGCTGAAAATGATGTTTTAAGACGCATTCGTGAGGAATGGTGGGAAAGATATAGACATCAAGTTAGATATAAAGATATTACAAAAGTTACTACAGTTGAAATGACTAATAGTAAATTAACTCCGTCACAATGGGAGTTATCAGTAGTTTATTTAGCATTATGGAAATATATCTATCCTCAATTAACTAAATGGCGAGACCCAGATACAGGCGAAGGTAAAGATACATTTCAAGTTCAAATAGATTTTTACAGGGACAGATATGAAGAAGAGTTTCAAGCGATTTTAAGAGACGGGGTTGAGTACGATGAAGATGGAGGGGGAACAGTATCTGATAGTGAGAAGGAACCTTTACATATGCTTAGACTTGTTAGATAATGGTCGCAGACATCAAAATTGATGTTAATACAATAGAGGTCAAAAAACTTCTAAAAAAAATTTCTAGAAAACAATCAATAGCAATTCAAAGATCACTAAACAGAGTTTCTAATATGGCTATTCAAATGATCACTAAAAGAACACAAAAAGGTAAATTACCAGACGGTGGTCGCATGATTCCATATGCAAAGAAAACAAAAGAAGATAGAGAAAACAGAGGTCGTCAAACAGGATTTGTAGATTTGACAGATACAGGTAAGATGTTCCGAAGTTTAGATTATAGAAAAAGAGGTTTCAAAAATACTTTGTTATTTACTAATAACGAAAGAGCAAAGATTGCAGCAAGACATGATTTTTTCGGAGTAGGTAAAAAGAAAGTCAAAAGACCATTTTTTAGTATAGGAAGAACTGAAGAACCAAAGATAGTAAATGAATTTAGTAAATTTTATTTTAAACAATTAGGAATATGAGCAAAAGAGAAAATATAGCAAACGATATAATTACAAAACTAGATGCAGTAACTAGTCCTATTGAGTTTAAGAAAATCACAAGGGAACCATTTGAAGTAGAAGAGTTAAGCGATGCACAATTCCCTGCATTATTTGTTCAAACAGGTGACGAAACACGAGAAGCTTCTAGTATAGGCGATACAGGCTCAGGTTCTTATAGAGGAACAATAGACTTCTTAGTAGTTGCATTTGGTAAAGGAACAGACTCAAATATTGATACTGTAAGAAATCAAATAATTGAAGTAGTTGAAGAAACGCTTGATTCTGATATAACTAGAAATGGAAATGCATTGGATACACAAATTATTGAAGCATCATCAGACGAAGGTACTATCTATCCTTATGGCGGAGTTCGTATAACAGTTCGTGTGATGTATGAATTTACAAGGGGGACTGCATAATGGCTAAAGATGTAAACATGAAAAAAGGAAATAGTATTATTACTGTTTCACAAGATTTTGTAGAACATTATACAAATATCGGTTATGAAGTTATTGAAAAAAATAAAAAAATTTCAGTTGCAAAAGAGACTGAGAAGATTATAAAAGATTTAAAGAAAACAAAGGAGTAAATAAATGGCAACACATCACGGGAAAGAAGGAGTTGTTCATGTAGGCGGAACTAATATCGGTAATGCAACAGGATTTACTGTTGATACTACTCACGATATTGTTGAAGATACTGCACTAGGTGCTTCAATGAAATCATATTTAGTTGGAAGAGGAACATTCACTGCAACTATAGATATGAATTTTGATGAAACTGATTCTGGGCAAACAGCATTAACACAAGGCTCATCACTGAGTTTTGAATTTATGCCAGAGGGTGCAGATTCAGGCGACAGAAAATTTTCTGGTACAGGTATTGTGACCGGAATGTCCGTTGGAGTGACCTTAGACGGAGTGACTACAAGAACAGTTTCTTTACAAGGTACAGGTGGTCTAACTATCGGAACTGTATAATAGTTTATGGCTGATAAAGTAGATTTTTTTGAAGGTGTAAAATCACATTTTGAAGAAATAGAAATTAAAGTTATAGAAGTTCCAGAGTGGGGATTAGTAGGCGAAAAAGCCATTCATGCTAAACCTTTTAATATGCTTGAGAAATCAAAACTATTTAAAGGTGCAAATGACGGCGATCTAAATATATTGATTGATGTCATAATTGAAAAAGCATTAACGAAAGAAGGCGATAAGATGTTTAATGCTACTCATGTTTTATCTTTTAAAACAAAAGCAGATACAGATGTTATCGCCAGAGTTTCAAATGCTATACTTGGTGCTGATTACCAAGACATTAAAAAAAACTAAAAAATCCAGAAGTTCATAATGTTTTAGCGCTCGGAGAGAGATTGCATAAAACTATTCCAGAAATATTGCAAATGAGTGTATTTGAGTTTAATATGTGGCTAGCATATTTTGAAGAGCAAAGAGAAGAAATGGAAAAAGAACATAAAAAACTTAATCGTATCTAACTATGGCAACTAAAAAAGTAAATATTGATATTATCGCTAGAGATAAATCTAAACAAGCTCTCAAAGGCGTTCAAGGTAATTTAGATAGAGTAAAAAGTTCTGCAGGAAAATTAAAAGCTGCTCTCGTTGCAATCGGTGGTGCATTAGTTGTTCGTGAAGTATTAAGAGTAACAGCAGAGTTTGAAGATTTAAGAGACTCATTAAAATCAGTAACAGGATCAGCAGAAGCAGGCAAACAAGCATTTGATTTTATTTCTGATTTCGCTACTAGAACTCAATTTAGTGTTCAAGATTTATCAAGATCATTTATTACATTAAAAGCTAGTGGTATAGAACCAACAGAAAAACTTTTAAGAGTCTTTACAGATACAGCCGCAGTTACAACAGATCAATTAGGAGTACTCGAAGCAATGACTAGAGTATTTTCTAGAGGGGTACAAGGTGGTTTAGGTTTAGAAGAACTTAATCAAATAGCTGATCGTGGTATTCCTGTATTTAGAATACTAGAAGAACAATTAGGAATAACAAGATTACAAATATCAAAGTTCGGACAAACGACAGAGGGCGCGGCCAAAATTTTAAAAGCGTTAGAAAAAGGATTAGGCGAAACATTTGCTGGTGCTACGGAAGAAAAATTAGATAACTTATCGGTATCATTCTCAAACTTTGGTATAGCATTAGATAATTTAAAAGATGCATTCGGACAAGAAGTATCGCCTTCGGTAACGAGATTTACAAACAATCTTGCCGCCACGATAACATTTATTGAGCCATTATTATCTCTACTTGGTAAACTAGCAAATTTTTTAATCAATGTAGTTAATTTTGCATTTGAGCTAGTAGGTAAATCTGTCGTTTTTGTTACTAAAAAATTTACTGACTTATTAAGATTTTTAGGAGTCATAGATGCAGAAGTAAAAAAGAATATTGAGTCTATGAATGATTTTGGTTCTTCTATTGATGATGTAGGTAAATCATTAGAACAAATCACTTTAAAAGATTTTCCTATTTTTGATATACATAAAGAAACACAAAAAAGTATAGATAAAAATCAAATACAATTAGATCGTTTAAAAGATCAATACAAAAATGAATTTCAATTATTAAGAGATAAGCAAGACAAAGAATTAGCATTAGTAGATCAACAAAGAAATGATTTAAAAAACCTTGCCATGCTTAGAATAATGGAAGGCTCTGATAGAGATTTAGAAATGCGAATATTAGAGAAACATTTAAAAGAATTAAATGCTTTAGAAATAACAATAAAAAAAGAAGGTAAAAAAGAACGAATTAGGTTACGAAAAGAAGAGGAAGAAGAAATACAAAGAATTCAAAATGGATTTTATACAAGAAGTTTACAAGCGATCAAAGATAAAAACTTTAATGAATTAGAATTAGAAAAACTTACTAAAAGTCAAATAAAAGACCTTACAAAAGCAACTGGTCGTGAATTATTAGGCGAACTAGCTAAATCAAATAAAACTGCATTTCAACTAAACAAAGCTTTAGCGATAGCAGATGCGGCAGTCAATACTGCTAGAGGAGTGACAAAAGCATTAGCATTAGGACCATTTGGAATTCCATTAGCTGGTTTGATAGCTGGTCTTGGTGCAGTTCAGATTGCAACAATTGCAAGTCAAAAATATCAAGGTCGTAGACTTGGTGGTCGTATGAATCAAAATCAACCATATATGGTAGGGGAAGCAGGACCAGAGCTTGTCGTACCTGATAGACCTTCAAATGTTGTTCCAAATAGCCAATTATCTGGTGGTCAAGGGGTTACAGTCAATTTTAATATTAGTACTGTCGATGCTAGGGGATTCAATGAGTTATTAGTCAATAGTAGAGGTACAATAGTCAATATGATTAATAATGCAGTAAATGAAAAAGGAAAAGTGGCGATTATATGAGTGGTGCATTACCGAATACAGAGTTTCGTGCAGTAAATTTTAGAAGTAATCAAAAAACTTTATTTTCAGAAACAGATAGTGGCAAAACATTTAGACGACAAGTACAAGGTCAACGATTTAGTTTTACAGTTTCATATCCTCCTATGAAAAGAACAGAGTTTGCTCCGATCATGGCTTTTATTATGAAGCAAAGAGCAAGAAAAGAAAATTTCACCATAACCTTGCCAAGTTATTTTAATGCACTTGGTAGTGAAACAGGAACATTGTTAGTGAACGGAGCTCACTCTGTTGCAGATACAACAATCGCAATAGACGGATTTGCCAGCGATGGTGCTGGAAGATTAAAAGCAGGCGATCTTATAAAGTTTGCACATGATAAAGTTTATATGATTATTGATGATGTCACTTCATCAAGTAATGCTGCAACAGTCACGATTGAGCCACCACTTAGAACTGCATTAACTAATAATAGTTCTGTCGCTTATGATTCAATACAATTTACAGTACATCTAGCAAGTGATGTTCAAGAATTTAGAACTAATCAAAATGATAATGACGGTAATCTTTTGTTTACATATGAGTTTGATGTTATTGAAAGTTTATAATGGCAAGAGGATTATCAAGTTCCGTAAAAACAGAATTAGCGACAGGCTCGATTGACCCTGTATTATTAATTGAAATAGGATTTAGTACTCCGATATATTTAACTAATGCAAGCTTCGATATAGCTTCAAATATATCAGGCACATCAAGAACTTATCTATCTAATGGTCATTTAAGAAGTATTACAGGAGTCAATGAAACAAATAGACCAACAAAAAATACTTTATCAATTAGTTTGTCAGGAGTTGATCAAACTTATATATCAGTAGCTCTTAATGAAAATATTATTAATGATAATGTTTTTGTTTATAGAGGATTTTTAGATTCTAGTAATGCTTTAATATCAGACCCATTTTTACTATTTTATGGAACGATAGATGAATATAAAATTAGTGATAATACTACCACTGCTAATTTAATCATTAGTGTTACTTCACATTGGGGTAACTTTAGTAAAACATCTGGTCGTACTACAACAGATAATTCACAACAAAGATTTTTTAGTTCTGATAAAGGCATGGAGTTTGCAGCTTTAACTGTTCGTGATATAAAATGGGGAAGAGTTTGAGTAGTTTAAACTTTTATCAAGGAGAAAAAAAAGATGTCACAGATTTATATAATTTATTGGTTGAGTATAAGGAAACAGATTTAGCAGATTGTGATTTTCCTAAAATAGATACACAAAAATTATTACACTTTATCAATACACTTTTGCAAAAAGGAAAAGTCATTTGTATTAAAAATTTAGATAATGACGAACTTATAGGAACTTGTATGTATAATAAATCTGAATATTGGTTTAGTAAAACAGAAGCTATTGTTATACAAATGATTTATATTAAAAAAGAATTTAGAAATTATAATCTTACGAAAAAAATTATTGATACTGTAAAAAATGAATCAAACGATATGCATATTCTTTTATCAATAACATCTGGCTTAGGCATTGACCCTGTATTTTATAAATTAGGATTTGAAAATATGGGTTCTAATTGGAGGTTGATGTAATGGGTGGTTGGAATCCTTTTGAGGAAATAGTTGATTTTGTTGAAGATATTGTTGATGTATTTGTTGATATTGTTGAAGATTTCGTTGGTTGGCTTATTCCTATGCCAGATATTCCAGACTTTGGCGATCTTCAAGCTGATCAAAATGCAAAAGGCGTTTTAGTAAATAAATTTAGTTCTAATGCTCATATACCTATTGTCTATGGAACAAGGAAAGTCGGTGGTAATGTAGTTTTTTTAGAAACATCAGGAACTGATAATGAATTTTTATATATGGCTATCGTATTAAGTGAAGGCGAAATAAATGATATAAGCTCAATATTTATAAATGATAGTCAAGTTACTTGGTCAGGCGATATAGCTGATAATACACAAATCACAGTAGCTAGTAGTGATGCAAATTTTTATGATACAACAAATACAGAGAGTTTGATAACTTGTGAGCCACATTTCGGTTCTGATAGTCAAAACGCTTCATCATTATTGAGTACATTATCATCATGGACTTCAAATCATAGACTTAGAGGATTAGCATATCTAGCAATAAAATTTAAATGGAATGCTGATAAGTTTGGTTCTTTGCCTACAGTCAATGCAGTTGTTCAAGGTAAAAAAGTTTATAATCCTAATTTAGATTCAACTGTTACAGGAGGTAGTGGAAGTCATAGAAAAGACGATTCAACTACATGGGCATATTCTGATAATCCTATTTATCAATTATTAGATTATTTACGAGACACAAAATTTGGAATGGGTATTCCTAATAGTTACTTTGATTCTAATTTTGCAGATTGGCAAACTGCTGGTGATGTTTGCGATACAAATATTACTCCATATTCTGGTGCTAGTACTATTAATTTAATGGATAGTCATACTGTTGTTGATACATCAAAAAAAGCTATTGATAATGTGAAAGATTTTATTCGTGGCTCTAGAGCTTATTTAAATTTTAGTGCAGGTAAATATAAAATCCTAGTTGAAACATCAGGTTCTGCTTCAATCACTCTTACAGAAGATAATATTTTAAATGGTATTACAGTTTCAAGTAAAAATAAAAATTCAAGATATAACAGAGTTATAGTCAACTTTATTAATCCAGATAAAAATTATCAAAGTGATACTGCACAATTTCCGCCTGTAGATGAGACAGGATTAGCGAGTGCTGATCAACATGCTACAATGAAAACAGCAGACGGTGGTTTATTATTAGAAGGTAGATTTGATTTTTCTATGTTAACGAGTCCTTATCAAGCTCAAGAAATGGCAGAAATAATTCTTCGTAGATCAAGATCAAGTTTAGATATATCAATAAAAGCAGATGCAACAGCTCTTGATTTGTCGATAGGCGATATCGTGAATGTTACTCATGCAACACCAGGATTTTCAGCAAAAGCTTTTAGAGTTCAAGGTCTTACTTTGAATGCTGATCATACAGTAAGTTTGCAATGTTCAGAACATCAAGATTCATTCTATACTTTCGGAACTCAACAGGAAGTAGCTTCTATACCTAGTACAACTTTACCAAATCCTTTTTCTGTAAGTCCTCCTGCAAGTATTAGTCTTGATGACGAATTAATTGAATATGCGGACGGTATTGTAATAACTAGATTATTAATAACAATTGGAGTTTCGCCAGATAGCTTTGTTGATAATTATGAAGTACAAATAAAACAAACAAAAGATCAAAACGGTGCGACTGTTACTGATTCATTTAGAGAAATAGCAGTTGGTAAAATACTAGAATATCAACACTTAAATGTTATTGACGGAGCAGAGTATCAAGTAAGAGTTAGAGCTGTAAATACTATTGGTAGTAAATCAACATTTATATCAACAACTAGAACTATAGTCGGAGGAGTTGAAGCTCCTAGTAATGTAGAAGATTTCGCAGTAGAAATGCATGGACAAAATCACATGAAGCTTACATGGACGCCACCAAGTAAAAATAGTGACTTAGATATTTCTTTTTATGAGATTAGATATCAAAATGTAACAACAGGTGCTAAATGGCTTAATTCAACAAATTTAGTAAGATGTCCTAGAAGAAAATGTGATAATGCAGTCGTTCCTGCACGCACCGGATCATACTTAATTAAGGCAGTCGACAAGAACGGAAATACATCAGCTGAAGCTACAATAGTCACAACAAATATTTCTGATATTCAAGCTTATCAAACAATATCAACATTTACAGAAACTCCAGATATATTTACTGCGGCAGATAATATGGATGCAAGTTTACCTTTAGCAGTAAAAATTGATGCATCAGGCGATACAGTATTAACTTTAGACACTGTTACAAATTTTGATGATACTGTTGGAAACTTTGATAGTCCTAGTGGCGATTTTGAATTAGGAGGAAGTGATACAACATCAAATCCTAATTTTAGTAATTCTAATAGAGATGCAAAAGGTTTTTACAATTTTACTAATAGTTTATCATTAGCTCAAATCTATGACGGAAATATAGAGCCAACAATTACACTTGATGCAGAAAATCCATATGATTTATTTGATAGTGGAAGAGGTGCATTATTTTTTGATTCAGCTAAAGCACCTTTTGACGGTACTGAACAAATTCACGCATTTCATAGAGTTCAAATTGCAACATCAACTTCAAGTCTTGCAAATTGTACAACCTTTGTAGATATAACACAATCAGCTACATTTAAATTTAAGTTTGCAAAATTTAGATTAAAACTTACTAATGATGATGATCAAACATCTAGTAATGTAAAAACTATGAGTATAAAACTTAACATGGAGGAAAGAACATTTGCACAAAATGATTTAACGACTTCATCAGGAACGAGAACGATAACATATACAAATCCGTTCTATGCAGTTCCTGCAATTGGTATTGCAGCTCAAAATATGGCAACAGGAGATACATTTACAATTTCATCAAAAACTGTTAATGGTTTTACTATTGCATTTGTAAATTCAAGTGGCTCGGCAGTTGATCGCACATTTGATTATATTGCCAAAGGATATGGGTTGCAAAGTTAAACAGAAAAGGATATAGATTAGATATGGCACAAGTAAGTGATGTAAGTTTAGCAAACCAAGGTTTTTCTGCATTTAGAACAGAATTAAATAATATTTTATCGGCGATCAATTCTTCACATAGTGGAAGTTCAGCGCCGGGTTCAGCTACCGCAGGCACACTTTGGGTTGACACAGCAACAAGTGGAGTTTTAAAATTAAAGATGAATGACGGAACAGATAATGTTGAAATTCTACAATTAAATATTTCAAGTAATGCTTTGACAAGCACAATGTCGGTAACAGGAACTATTTCCGAAACTGACCCAAATGCTTTGCCATTAGCAATTGCGTTAGGATAGGAGTAAAACATGGCTAATACTTTTAAGGTAAAGACAAACGGAGCTATGCCAGCCAGTGCAGGAACTCCGCTAACTTTATACACAGTACCGTCAAGCACTACTACAGTTGTTATCGGATTAACACTTTGCAATATTCATACAACAGCAGTCACTGCTGACGTTCAATTAGTTTCAGATACAAGCGACACAGAAACAAATGAAACAGTTTTATTAATTAAAGACGTAAGCATACCAGCTGGAAGTTCATTAGAGGTTCTATCTGGTGGTAAGTATGTTATGCAAACAACTGATATTATGAAAATAGATTGTTCAGTTTCTGCAAAGATAGACGCAACATTAAGTATATTAGAGATAACATAGGATTTTAAATGGCTTATATTGGCAAGACTCCAACACCTCAACCATTAACTGCTACGGACATTCCAGATCTACCAGCGACTAAAATAACATCTGGTACTTTCCCAGCCTTAGACGGAAGTAATTTAACAGGAGTGAGTGCTGGAAAAGTAGGTCAGGTTGTTTCAGCAGTGACGACGACTGCAACTAACATAGCATCTACATCTTATGCAGACACCACGGTAACTGCTAATATCACCCCAACTGCAACAACAAGCAAAGTTTTAGTAATGGTTAGTATTCACTGTGCAGTAGATAGAGATAATTCAGATGGTTGGGTTGGAATAAAATTACTTAGAGATTCTACAAATCTTTGGGAAGCCGATTCATATGTAGCTTGGGCTGAAGCTGGAGGAGTAGGTGCAATAAAAGCAAGTGACCAAGCATCATTAGTTTACCTTGATAGCCCCTCATCAACCTCAGCTTTAACTTTTAAAGTTCAAGGTAAATCTTCACACACTTCTAATAATGGACAAGCAAGGTTTCAAATATCCGATAACCCCTCGTCTATCACATTGATGGAGATTTTGCAGTAATGGATAATTCACAAAAATTTATAGTAGCAGTCAGAACATTAAAATCAGATGTTGAGTTTATAACAAATGAAGATATCACAAGCCAAACAACATTTAATACAGTTAGCTGGGTAACAGGAACAGACGAAAATGGATCAGCTATCACAACAACCACTTGTCCTCATAGTGAAATAACTTGGACAAAGGTAAAAGAAGAAATAGATAAATTATGAGTTATATTGGTAAAGAACCCCAGACAGGTGCGTATAATATGCTCGATTCACTCACAGCATCAGCAACAGCAAGCTATAGTTTAACATTAGATTCAGTTGCCTTTGTTCCAGAATCTGCGAATCATTTACTTGTGTCGCTAAACGGAGTTATCCAAAAAGCAGGGAGTAGTTATACAGTAAGCGGATCGACTCTTACATTTTCAAGTTCTTTAGCTTCAAGTGATTCTATTGATTTTGTTTTAGCATTAGGTAATGTTTTAGATATTGGTACTCCAAGCGATGCTACTGTAAC